TACGCGGCCGCGGGGCTGCGCGAGGACCTGTCCGACGTGATCTATCGCATCGACCCGACCGACGTGCCGTTCACCTCCAACATCGGTCGGTCCAAGGCGAGCGCGAAATATCACGAGTGGCAGATCCAGAACCTCGCCGCCGCGCGCGACGACAACGCCCGTATCGAGGGCGACGATGCGACCAACACCCAGGTCACGCCGGCGATCCGCGTCGGCAACCGCACACAGATCTCCGACAAGGTCGCCCAGGTCACCGGCACGCTCGAGGCGGTGGACAAGGCGGGCCGCGACAGCGAGATGGAGTACCAGGTTCTGCTCAAGGGTCTCGAGCTCAAGCGTGACGTCGAGAAGCAGATGCTGTCGAACAAGCCCTCGGTGGCCGGCAGCAGCACGACCGCGTCGCAGTCGGCCGGATTCGAGTCGTGGCTGACCTCGAACGTCTCGCGCGGCACCGGCGGTCTCTCGGGCGGGTTCTCGGGCGGCGTCGTCAACGCGCCGACCGACGGTACCGCCCGGACCTTTACCGAGACGCTGCTGAAGAGTGTGCTCGCCTCGTGCTTCAGCAACGGCGGCAAGCCGACGATGCTGATGCTGGGGCCGAGCCAGAAGCAGGTCTTCTCCGGTTTCACCGGCATCGCCGTCAACCGGCGCGAGGTGAAGGGCAAGGACCAGGGCGTGATCATCGGCGCGGCCGACGTCTACGTGTCGGATTTCGGCACGCTCAACGTCGTCCCGAACATCTTCCAGCGCAATCGCTCGGCCCTCGTGGTCGATCCGCGCATGGTCAAGATGGCGACGCTTCGCCCGATGCGAAACTGGGCATTGGCCAAGACCGGCGATACCGAGCGTCGTCAGGTCCTGATCGAGTACACGCTCGAGGTCTGCAACGAAGCTGCCCACGGCATCGTCGCCGACCTGACCTGATCGGGCGTCGCGGCGGCGGAGGCGTCCCCATGGGCCGCCTTCGCCGGCCGCGCGTTCAGCGGTCGAGCGCGATCATCACCTCGGGTTCGTCGTTGCCGGCATGTCCGGGCGGGCGGCGCACGGGCACCACCATCCCGAGGATCATGTCGACGGTCCTGCCGTCGCGCGCGAGCGGCAGGCCCAGGCGTTTCACGCGGATGAATTCGCTGTCGGCAGCCGTGACCGGGGTTTCCAGATAGACGGGATGTCCTTCGGCGACCACGGTCTCCATCGCCCTGCGGACGGAGGCGGTGGTGTACGCGGTCACAGCCTCTTCGTAGCGGGCGCCGGTGACCTCCCGGCCGAAATACCCGAAGAGGGCGGTGCCCACGAGGCGGAAACGGAAGCGCGGCGCGTGGCCGTGCCGCTCCACGTCGAGCAGGACGATGTTCGGCAGAAGACGTGCCGGAAGTTCGATCGGATCGACGTGCTGTCGGCCCGGCAGGCCGTCGGGTGGTGCCTTGCGGCGCCAATAGGTCAGCAGCTCGATGAATTCTCGATCCAGCGAATCTTCCGATGGAACCGGCGGGATCATCCGCGTCCTCGGGATCGGTGGTGAGTCGTTCGACAATCCTACCTTCAGGATACAACGTTTGGTGCTCCCCCGGAATGAGGATGCCGCCATCACCCATGTTCTGCAAACACATGATCGTTCTTTCCGGTGAATGGAGGAGACCTTGCTTTCACGCCTGTTGAACCGCCGGGCAGGTCTCGAGATCTGGTACCACGAGCAGCCCAACGGAACCTTCGTGATCGAGACGCGCCAGGACGTGGCGCCCATCCTCGATCGCAACAAGGCCCTGCAGACGCATAACGACGGTTTCAATCGCGCGCGCGACCTGGCCCGCGTCGCCTCGATTCCGGTCGTCGTTCAGTATGAGTGGCTGAAGCGTTACGGCGTGAATCTGTACGACCCCGACCACGCGCCGCGCGTAAAGCGGCTGCTGAATGATCCGGAATGGCGCTACCTGCGTACCTCCGCGATTCATCTTTGAACCGCGTCATCTTTGAGTGACGTCGCGCGGCGCGGATTGCGGGACGGCGCGACGAATTCATGTCAGGCGCGGACCCGGTCCGCGCATCCGGGCTGCGGCCGGCCGTGCGGCGCCGGCAGCCATCGATCGCCGGGGCGCGCCCGGCGACGGCCGGGAAAAAGCTCCGGGCACATCGGAAATGCGGTCGAGAGGAGCCACAGCAACATGTCCATCACGACCTATGCCGAGTTGCGGGCGGCGATCGCCGACTGGCTCGCCAGGCCCGGCGATGCGACGATCGCCGGCATCGCGCCGGACCTGATCCGCCTCGCCGAGGCGCGTATCAATCATGGCGCGGCGCATCCGCCGTTCGTGTCGGCGCCGCTGCGCGCGCCGCAGATGGAGGCGAGCGTCGTCCTGCCGCTCGACGGCGGGAACGCGGCCCTGCCGGCGGATTGTCTCGAGATCCGCGCCTTGACCCTGCAAGGCGCATCGCCGCGCGCGCTCGCCTATGTGACGCCGCAGCACTTCGCGTCGCTGCCGCAGGACGGCGCGGGAATGCCGCGATTTTTTACGATCATGGGCGATACGTTGCGCCTCGCACCGGCCGCCGCCGCGGGACTGACGGCGGAGCTGCTTTACGTCGCCGCGGTTCCCGCCCTGTCCGACGCCAATCCGACCAACTGGCTGCTCGCCGCCAGTCCGGGCATCTATCTGTACGGCGCGCTGCTCGAGGCGCAGCCCTACATCGGCAACGACGACCGCATCGCGCAGTGGGCCGCGATGTTCGGCGCCGCCCTCGACGCGCTGCAGGCGGCGGCGCGCCGGGCGCGTGCCGGTACGGCGCCGCTGATCATGCGGCCGGCCGGGGAGGCACCGTAATGGCCGTGATTCCGTTCGGCGAGTGGCTTCCCGACATGCCGGCCCATGGCAATCCAGGACTCGTCGTGTGCCGGAACGTCATTTCGCGCACGCCCGACAGCTATGGGCCGTTCGCTTCGCTGGCGGCCTATTCGGGTGCGCTCGGCGCGCGCTGTCAGGGCGCGTTCGCGGCGCGCGATGCCGACGGCAACGTCACGCTGTTCGCGGGCGACGCCGCCAGGCTCTACCGGCTGACCTCGGCCTCGACGGCGTGGAGCGACGTATCGCGCGCCGGCGGCTATGCCGTACCCGCCGACGACCGCATCGGCTTCGTTCAGTACGGATCGCGCCTGATCGCGGCGATGGGACTTTCCGATCCGCTTCAGAGCTTCGTTCTGGGCGCGTCCGGCAGCTTTGCCGACCTTGCGCCGACGGCGCCGCGCGCCCGTCACATCGCGGTGGTGCGCGACTTCGTCGTCGTGGCGAACACCTATGACGCCGTCGACGGCAACCAGCCGCAGCGCGTGTGGTGGTCGGCGATCGACAATCCGACCGGCTGGCCCACGCCCGGCACGAGCGCCGCGGCGACCGTGCAGTCGGATTACCAGGACCTGGCCGGCGACGGCGGCTGGAACCAAGGCATCGTCGGCGCGCTCAACACGGCGGACGGGGTCGCGTTCCAGGAGCGCGGCATCTGGCGGATGACCTATGTCGGCGCGCCCCTGATCTTCCAGTTCGATCGCGTCGAGGGCGCGCGCGGAACGCCGGCGCCGGGCTCGATCGTGCAGCTCGGCGGCACGGTCGCCTATCTCGGCGAGGACGGTTTCTACCTGTTCGACGGGTCGCGCTCGATCCCGATCGGGGCCAACAAGATCGACAAGACCTTCTTCGCGGACCTGGACCAGACCTATTTCGCGCGCATCTCGGCGGCGGTCGATCCGATCAACAAGATCTTCTACTGGGCCTATCCCGGCGCCGGGAACGTGTCGGGACATCCGAACCGGCTGCTCGCGTACAACTGGAGCACGGCGCGCTGGTCGCTGATCGCGCTCGACATGGCGCTGATCTTCCGGGCGGGGTCGTTCGGCTACAACCTCGACGGCGCCGACGCGCTGGGCCTCACGGTCGACGATGCGCCGTTCGGGCCGGACTCCCGGTTCTGGACCGGCGGGCGCGCGCTTCTCGCCGCGTTCGACGTCGAGCACCGGCTCAACTTCTTCACCGGTCCCAATCTCGGCGCGACGTTCGAGACGGGGGATTTGGATCTCGGCGCCGGGCGCCGCGTGTTCGTGTCGGGCCTGCGCCCGATCGTCGACGGCGGCGCGGTGACGGCGTGCGTCGGCCATCGCGACGCGCCGGATGCGAACGTCAGCTACACGGCCGCGACGGAAGCCGCCGCCGACGGATTCTGTCCGCAGCGGATCGCGACGCGCTTCGCGCGCGCGAGGATCGAGATCGCGCCCGCCGGCGCCTGGAGTCACGCCAAGGGCGTGGAGCCGCGGCTGATGCCGGAAGGCACGCGCTGACGGCGTGAAGCGATAACCGGCTGTTACGGATTGCGACCTGCGGCGATGCGGGACACATCGCTTCCGGTGCAGACCGCCGGCGCATAGGCCCGGCAGCGGCGGAACCGGGGCGGGGCGCAGAAAAAGTACAGGGCAATCGCAATCGAGGGCAGGCATGTCCGGCTACAAGGGCATCGAGAACTATCTGCCGGATCATGCCGAGTGGATCCGGCGCGCCGCGCGGGTCATCAACGGCCTGCTGGTGGGACGGCTCAACGTCACGGGCCTGGTGACGCTCGCGCCGGACGCGACGGCGACGACGATCGTCGATGCGCGCATCGCGTTCGACAGCGCGATCCTGCTCGTGCCGACGACGGCGAGTGCCGCCGCAGCACTCGGCACCACCTGGATTCCGGAGACGGGGCGGACGAACGGCGCGGTCTCGATCGCGCATGCGGCGAGCCCGGCGACGGATCGCACGTTCCGTTACGTCGTCCTCGGCTGACGCCGCGGACGCATTCCGCCGATGACGCAAGGAGGACAGCTCGTGAGCACGACGCTGAACGCGATTCCGTCGCGCCATGTCGCGACCGTATGGCCGTTGGTGGAGAAGCCGATCGCCGCGGCGCTCGCCTATTCGGGCGGGCGCTACGGGCCCGACGACATCCGCCGCGCCCTGATCGACGGGCGCATGCAGCTTTGGATCGCGTGGGACGCCGGCGCCAAGGCGGTCCGCGCCTGCGCCGTCACGATGCTGATCCCGTATCCCAGGCTGAACGTGTGCGCCGTCGTGCTGCTGACGGGAAGCGGACGGCGGACCTGGCAGCACCATCTCGATGCGCTGAAGCGCTGGGCCAGGGCGCAGGGCTGCGGCGCGTTCGAGGCGTGGGCGCGGCCGGGGTGGGAACGCGTCTTCAAGGGGAAGCTGCGGCGCACGCACGTGCTTCTCGAATGCAGATTGTAGGAGGGCAACCATGGGCAGCAGAGCGCCAAGCACCACGACCACGATCCAACGCGACGATCCGCCGGCGTATCTTCAACCGTATCTGACCGACATCGCCCGGCAGGCGCAGAGCCTCGCCGGCACGCCGCGGACCTTCTATCCCGGCCGGACCTTCGCCGACCTGTCGCCCGAGACGGCGACCGCGCTCGCCCGCCAGGCGCAGCGCGCCAGCGAAGGTTCGCCGCTCACGCGCGCGGCGGGCGCCGAGCTGACGCGCACGCTCGCCGGCGCGTATCTGGACGGCGGCAATCCGCATTTCGCGCGCATGATGGACCGCGTCGCGGGCGAGATCCGGCCGCGCCTCGACGCGCAGTTCGCCGCATCCGGCCGTTACGGGTCGGGCGCGCACGCGAACGCCGTGGCGGGCGCCGTGGCGGGCGCGCTGGCCGAGACGGCGGGGCAGCTCGCCTACCAGGACTACGGACGCGAGCGCGAGAACATGATGCGCGCCATGCTCTTCGCGCCCGAGCTCGCGCGCGAGGACTACGCGGACCTCGCGAAGCTCGCCGAGGTGGGCGGCGTGCGCGAGGATTTCGCGCAGCAGGCCATCGACGAAGCGATCGCCCGTCACGACTTCGCCCAGGCCGAGCCGTGGCAGCGCCTGGCGCAGTACGCCGGAATCATCCAGGGCCAGAACACGGGCGGCGTTTCCACCACGACCCGGATCGGCCCGCGACGCAGTCTCGGCGCCGGGCTGCTCGGCGGCGCCATGACCGGCGCGGGCCTCGCGACCTTGCTCGCGGGCGGCAGTCCATGGCTCGCGGCGGCCGGCCTCGACGGCGGCCTGCTCGGCGGGCTGTGGGACTGACGATCGCCACGACCGTTCGGGAGGGAAGATTGCGATGCGACCGTTCGATTCATCGTCGCGCCCGATGCCGCGCGATCTGGACGACGCCCCCGCCGCATGGCGCGCGCGCGACATCGGCAGCCTGCTGACGCTCGTCGGCGCCAGCATTCTCGCGGCCAACAGGCCGGGTATGAGCTTCGGCGAGGCCGTCGGCCGGGGCGTGATCGGCGGCCTCGACGCCCACGCGCGCCTGCGCGAGCGCCGGCAGGACGCGCTTGCCGGCGGTTGGCCGGGGGCGACGGCTGGGGCGGCGATACCGCCCTTGCTCGGGGCGATAGCCCGAAGCGGTGCCAACGCTCTTACGAGCCGTCAAGTCCGACGGGTGGATGAGATGATCCGCAAGCGTTCGCCGCTCTATCAACAGCGGGTCGCGAATCCACCGATGGTTCCGATCAGTCCTGAGATGCGCGCGGCACTCATGCGTGGCCTGTTGCTTACTGGGCTATCGGATGACAATGCGCCTGCCGGCTACGGGCTTCTGTCGGTGCCCTAGCGGATGCCGAGCCAATCCTTAACGGGCTGGAGCGCCCCAAAATGATCCAGGAGAAACACAGTCGCGATCAAGGCGATGAATCCGGCGCCCCACCGGATCTTCTCCAAGTGCTCGTTTGTCTGTTCCAGACAAACCCTAAGGTGGATTAGCTGTCTGTGAACGTCGTCTAGCGACGACGGCTCCGGAATGTCCTTCGGATCGAGCAGATAGTAGTCAGGGTCGCGCATCAACCACCCACGGTAGCAAAACCGGGCCGCCCCTGCAAAGAGGCGGCCCAAGTCGTTTAGAGGTAAGCAGATCACCAAATCCGCTTGCGGCCATCGAGCGCGCGATCGGTATGGGTGTGCCTCAGCTGTCGTCGCGTATCTTTGCGGCAGAAAGCGGACGTACCAGCTTCCGGTTCGTCGCAACGGACGCTCTAGGGCGGTTCATGCGCGGGCGGTCGCTGGCCGAATCCGAGGCCCTGCTGAGGGAGGCTCTCTATAATCCGCAGGTGGCAAAGGATATGGTTGACATGCTCAGGCTTGGACCAGAGCACAGGGCCATTGCCCGCCGTTTGAATGCGCGCCTGTTCAACCTCGGTCTGACGAGCCGCGAGCATCAGGAAAGCGAACAGTAGGCTTAGACTTTGCAGCGCACGATGATGGACTTGCGCACGCCGGTTCCGCCGACAAAACCGTCCCGCGAGCCGACTATCTTGGCCCCGTGTTCGCTGGCACCGAGCAGGATATACCCGGTGGGACAGACTTCGTTCGCCTTCTCGAAGCACTTGGACATCGGGGTGGCTAACCCGTTGCACTCAATCATGAGCGCTTTCTGTCCGCTGGCGTCGTAGATCTCGGTTGATTTTGCGCAGCCCGCAAGGGCGAGCGCGGTCAGGATTATCAGGTGTCTCATCGACTACCCATAGTAGCAAAACCGGGCCGCCCCTGCAAAGAGGCTGCCCAAGTCGTTTAGAGGTAAGCAGAAATGGCGGAAATCTCCGGTAGCTCGTGGTCAGAAACCGACGCCTTGAACAGCTCGCCAGCGCCGAATGGGTTCCCCGAGGGCATGCCGTTTTCCGGCGTCAACGATTCCGCGCGCGCCGTCATGGGGGCGGTCAAGCGGTTCTGGGGCCGGATCAATGGTAGGTACGCTTCCACCGGATCGAGCAATGCCTACGTCCTGACCCCCGACGTTGCCCTGTCCGCCTACGTCACCGGGGAGCGGTATTCGTTCCGCGCCAACTTCGCCAACACCGGGGCGGCAACCCTGAATATCTCGTCCCTTGGCGCGAAGTCGATCAAGAAAATGACCGCCTCGGGGAAGGCGGACCTGGCGCCGGGCGACATCCAGCAGGGGCAGTCCGTCACGGTGGAATACGACGGGACCGACATGGTGATGGTGACGCCGGTTGCGCCCGCAGGGGCGCCGGTTGCCGCCCCGCGCACGATCGCGGCCGGCGCCGGCCTTGCGGGCGGCGGCGACCTGTCGGCCGATCGCACGCTGTCCGTCATCGTTCCGTTGGGGCAATGCCGCCTGACCAAGAGCGGCGATGACCTGCACCTGAGCCGCCATAACGGGCGCTTTCTGTTCATCGGCGGCGCGCTGCACGAGATCCCGGCGGAAGGCGTCACGCTCGCGCCGTCGGGGC